GGTGTAACTCCACTTTCTGCAACAAAATCAACTACGGTTAAGCCTGTCATTCCTGCTATCGTGTTACTCCCTGCAATAAAGTGAAAGCAACCTGCATTAACAAAATTAACATTCTTTGGCACTATACCCTTGTACCAAGTATCATAACTTGCTACTGGTGTGCCATCTGTACCTATTGGTATTGCTACGTCAGGATTTGAATTATTAATTGCGAAACCTACGCTGTCAAGGTAGCAAGTCCTTTTTCGGTGATCTATTACATGAAAGCCTGTTAAACTTCCGTATATGTCAGCTGTTACTCCTGTTGTTGTGCTGTATGATGTATTACCTGCACGTTCCTCGCAATTAAATATATGACCGTTTATTTCGTAATTAAATATTCTTATTGCTACACCATCAAAGGCTCTTTTGTTTGCATCTAAGGCAACCGTATCAGTTGTATTGTCAGTTTTTGTGTATGTCAGTATATCGCCAACATTAAACCCTGCTCCAAATTGCAGGTAATTACTGCCTGCAAACTCATAAGCTCTTGACTGTTGCACTTCTCTTACATCGCCCTTGTTGAAAGTATCTAAGAGTTGAGTGTCTGATTTTTTTGTTAAGGCTTGTAGTAGTCCTGTTTTTGGAAAGCAGAAATTTGTATACCACGGTGCTGTCACTATAGTATACAAATTAGTATTATTAAATCCGCATAATCCCATTATCTATTAAGTTTAAGTTCATCAACAGGAACATCTGTACCTGTATCAAATACCTTTATTACTACATAACATCTAACCATAGCTTGCCATGCCTTAATGATAGCTGTATCGCCGCTCTTAAACATAACTTTAATATCACTAGTTTTGTCAACTGTGTCGTCAAATGGATTAACTGTCAATAATGCTGGCCAAGGATCCCCATCAGCTTTCATTAATGTATTTGTACTGTCATCATCAAATGTTGCAGTAATGTCTACCTCTTCTGTATTTTGAAGAACCGTAAAACTATTATCACGGTTCATTAAATAACTCCAAATATTTTTTATTGTCATAATATATTATTTATTAATCTAGTGCGAATATTACATTTATATATTGATTAGTTAAATTAGCATCTGATAATTTAACATCTCCATCATTTTCTATAGTCATCTTAATTGATGTGCCATCACTACCCTTAGCTAATGTTCCGTACATTGTTTTTGCATTATAATAACCCGATGGTAGCGTAAATATATAAGCCGTAGCAGAGCTTCCGCTTTTTATATTTCCTTGAATATGTACGTTTCCTGCAATATCTCTTTTATATCTTAGTGGCTGATTCCAGCTAGAGCCTTCGTTAACCCAGCTATTTTGGAAATCGTTAGCTCCACCAGAATTTCCCACTAAATGCCATGAATCTCTAGTTATCTTACTAACTACACCAGACACTTCTGTAAGTATAGATGGTGTTACTAATGAATCTGCAGATATTGTATTTATTGTAACTCCAGAAGAGTTAACTTTTAATGTAGGTGTTGCTGACCCAGACACATATATGCCGGTTTCTCCTAATGCCATTTGGCATACTTTAGATGAATGTATAAACTCTATACCATTACCGTAAGATAATTTAGATATTTTAAATGGATTTCCTAAAGCGTGTGATCCAAACATTATATAATCCTTATCTATCGTAAGATTATCTTTAGCCCCAGTGCCTGTTTCTGCAGCACTATATTCTCCAATGTATAGTTTAGTACTAATTAATCCAGTAGATGCAGTATAATCAACGTTAGAGTCTGCAGTGCAGTTAAATCCTATTCTACCAACGTTATTCTCTCCGCTTTTGTGAACCACTGCAGCATCAAGCGCATAAGTACTATGTGAATGATCCCCATAGGCTATAGTTGTATGTGTTGTACCAAAGTCTTTATTGTATGCAGTTAATGGAGCTATCGAAACTAATGCTTTTGTTCCATCGGTATGTACTATATTAGATGCTGTTAATCCAGAAAATATAGGCTCATCTGAAAATGTTTTAACACCAGCAACTGACTCATTACCACTATTATGAACTACAGCGGAATCTGTAGCAGTAGCTAATAATGTTGTTTCATATGCAGACGTGAAATGTGTGCTGCTTGAATTTGTTAATAAATCAGATAAATGATGTGCCGCTAAGTCAGTTCCAAATCTAGTACTGAAATCAGTTATGTCTGCAGCAACATGTGAATGAGGTGATGTCATTTGGTAATTGTAATCCCATGTCGATCCATTCCATTTATATACTGGAGAATATACAACGTATGTTGTTCCTCCGTCTACATCAACATAGTCGCTATATTTAGCTGCAAATAATGTAGTAGTATTAGCCGTAGTGTCTTGATTGTTTGATCCGTATGCCGTAGTGTTACTTACTGTAGCTCTAACTACAGCCGTTTCATTTAACGATGCTGATGATACGGCATTCATTGCAGCCCAATTATCATAACTATAAGTTATTCCTATGGTTGCATTATCTATTAAAACATTTACTTCTGATTGCGTATAATAATCACTCAAGAAATCTGTAGAGTCATTATATATAATCATCATATCATTATCGCTATTAATAGTCAATGTACCATCCGGTATACTCATTGTAACTAAGTACACTTGAATTGATGATCCGTCAGTATATAATAAATATACATTTTCATCTGATGTAGTTGCTCTATTTGAAGCTATCATACTATTGAAATCAACTCTAGCGCTACCAGTAGTATTTGTAACGGTAAATATATGTTGATTAGAAACTTGACTTATATCTTTAGTTTTTGTTGTACCATCATATAATTTAAATGATAATATACCATTACTATAAGATATTTCATCGGGATCAATAATATTTTTACCCTGAACATCTCCTGTTACTGTTACTATGTCACCAGTTATTACATCTGGATTAATATATCTAACAAAATTATCATTAACTTCCATATGTGTAGGAAATGTTAAATGCAACTTATTGCTACTATATGTAGTTGAACTTCCTTGAATATCTGAGATTACGTCATCTGGTGATATTCTTATAAAATCAGATTGCTGCACTTGAGTGGAGCCATAACCATACGTTCCAGCTGTATTTACATTAAATACATATGTTCCGTCAGCTGTAGGATCTCCAGATCCACTATAATTTAATAACACAACTTCTTTTTCATGTAATGTAATTGTTAAATTCTCATTAAATGAATCACTTATAGTTGTATAGCTGCCTACAGGAACTTCATATTTAATGAAATTCATTGCTGTTGACAGAGTATCTATTAGATTTGTAAAATCGCCTTGAGTTGGCTTATCATAAGTCTCAAAATAATTCTTTAAATCAGATATTGTTAATACTGCCATTATTAGTATATTTTAATATTTTTTAATTGTAGTAATTTCATATTTAACATTAACTTATGATCTTCGCTAACGTTATCGTCAACTACTAATTTTTCTAATAAAAATATCATAATTAATGGTTTATATTTGGCTTCACCAAATATATCTAATCTCATCATTGTCTGATCTAGCTTAGCTAGCATATCATAGCTCAATGTAGATATTGTATTTTGTATAACTGGAATCATATATTAATAACTTTGTGGATTTGGCGGAAATACGTATCCCGATTGTGACACAACTAAAGTGCCCCCTATTATCCAACATCCTATTCCTCCGTATAATTCACATATTGTAGGATCTGTCTGATATAATAAATCATATTCCTGACATATACCTTTAATTCTATTATATGTATTTACCGCATCAGCATATCTACCATATAGTATATATCCATTTGTTGCCTCCATTAACATATACATTAACATGGCATTATTTAAATTAGCACAATCATTGCAATTCGCATCAGCTTGTGATAATTTATGTATTAAACATGGATAAATACTAGCGTAACTAACTGCGGCCGATAATGCTGATTCATTAATTGGTGGGCTAGATTGAAAAGTTCTCTCATTAACTAATCTTACAATCACTAATGTATCTATATTATTAGATAATCCTATATCAGATACCGTTAAATCTAAATGTAAGCTAGACGCACCTCCAGTAGTTACCTGATTAGATAAATGACTTGTTAAATCTACCGGTGTATTTGTTAGAAAGTTAGTTCCTGTGTACACATACATCTCTATAAATGTTCCACAGGTTTCTGCATCAACTACAAGTGTTTGTAATGATGACGATATATATAAATTAGTATACGTTATGGTGTTACTAATTGTAGGATCTGAACATGTCATATATTTAATTTAAATAAAAAGGGTGGGCGTATATTCACCCACCCTTATTAATTCGTTATATAATTACTCTATTATAGTATTAAGTCTAAAGGAGTTGTAATTTGAGTAGCAACACCAGATGCAATAGTATGCTTATAAGGTATTGTTATCATAGCTCTTTGCTTGTCACCAGGAGCAGATGTTCGCTCTGAATAATAAACTATCTCTATCGCGTCATAATGACTTGATGTATCCGCTACGTAATAAGAATCAGTATTGGTTGGATAACCTGCACCTCTATAGATGTCTCCAGTATTACCTAACATAAACCATTCCATATTTGCAACTTCTATACCATTATCTGTAACAGCGATTGGAGCATATGTAACTGTAGCTGTAACGTCAGTATCATCTACTTTGGCCACTAATTTACAGCTTAATGGCTCACCAGCTAGCTTTCCTAATTTAAAAGGAGTACGTGCTGTAGTTACTAATAATGTGTTAGTACTTGCTGTATACCCAACTGTAATAGGAAGACCTGTTTTAGCTGCAGCTAATGTACCAGCTGTCTCTAGACCAGCTCCAATTGTATCAAGTGTATCACCAGATACGATTGTGTGATTAATATGGAAGTAATAAGGCTCGCTTGAACTGTTATTAGCTCCATAATTTTCAATTGATAAAACTATATCAACAACTTTTCCTACATCAGTAGTTACTGAACCGCCTAAAACGATTGACCATCTAGGCATTTTAGCTGCAAACGTAAGTGTTTTTTTATATGAAATAACTTTACTTGCATCTATAATTTCTGATGTATTAATTTTCCCATCAGACATTGTTGCGATAAAGAATTTTTCAGTTGCTGATGTAATAATTGTACCGTCAGCATCGAAAGGTTGAACTTCGCCTTCAGATATTGCTGCTGGTGAAGCCTCTACTGCTCCTGCAGCATTTGCTATAAATAATTTTCTTACTTGTGAATCACCGAATGTGCTCATAATATTTAATTTTTAATAATTTAAATTTGTTCTGTTTGTATATTGTTCTGTAATGTATTCTCTCTATAATGCCTAATTGCTAATTCTACACCTCGCTGAACAATGAGCTCGTGTATTAATGGATTAACATTAGTTGCCTGATTATGACCAGTAGGATCCGCGTATGGCGCAGTACTACCGTGAATAGATAAGTTTAATCCTGGATATGCTACATCTAAATCTTCTAATATAATAGGGACTGGAGATTTTACATATCTTAACCTATAATCATAAGGTGTAGTTGTTTCCGGAATTATTATCTCAGATAAAGTCAAACCATCATCTAAGGATTTATCTAATCTATAAGATATACCTTTTACAATATTTGGCTTCTGAAATGGATTCCTAACTATTCTTCTTATGAAATCATATCTAGTCGGCTGAACGAGACTTATTGCAGTCTCTGGTGTACCAAATGATGATTGATAATTCAATGCAACGTCTTCATATAAAATTATATATAAATCATTAGGTTGCTCAAAGAATCTAGATCCTGGTATAGTACTATCTATTGGTGGAGAAGATAATGGAAATGGTATAACTTCAGACTTAATCAGTCCAGTTAACGCATATCTGTTAATCTCATCCTTATAGAAACCTGTACTCTGACCCTCTTTCAAGTATCCTTCTACAGTATTTCTTATAATAGCATAAAGCGCCTTGGTTAAATATTGAGATACCTCAAACGAATTTAATCCTGGCGCTTCTTGATCAGCATTGTCATAAAGAGTGTTGAAGAGAGTGTTCATCTCTTGCACTGTCATATATTACCCTTTTAACATTAATTTAATATCTTGATTTTTTGGATCATTTAAAAAGTCCACAGCGTTATCTAATGAAGGAACTTCACCAGCTCCACATAACTCAATACCATCGATTGTTTTATAAAGCCCTCTGTTCTTAATTACCTTATTAGAATCAATTGCTCGTTCTATTAGTAATTTAATTTTATAATCAGCATCGTTTAATATTTCAACAAATCGTTTAGGGTTTCGTTCTAATTCTTCACCAACTTTAGCTATTAGCCAATCGTGATTAGATTCGGTAGAAACACGTCTTCCTGTAAGTATTCTTAAAATTCCAGATAATTGCTCTTTACTTTCTTCTATCTCGTCAAGTAATTTATAAGCTTTACGACTATAATTAATAGTCTTCTTAAGTAATTCATCTTCATCAGAAGCTGATACTATCTCATACTTATAAGTCTTCTTGAATGAAGTTTCAGTAATAGATGGTGATACTAGATCGTCATAAGCTAATAACGTCTTGTACTTTATATAATCTTCAGGTGTTGAAAGATCCAATGTCGTACCCTCCTTACCTAATCTTATTTTAACTGTACTCCAGAAATTATCATCTTTCTTATAGATTGACATATCGCCTTCATTCATAAACATTTTCTTTTCAAGAAACGATTGTTCAACCTCAGTTAATACTTGGTAAAACTTCCCATCTTTACGCATTTTAGCTTCTAGCGTATCAATAGCGCCTTCAAGCTTTCCTCCGTAAGCAACATGTTTAGGATTAGTAATATAACCAGTTTGTCGTTTAACAAACCGTACTAGAACTTTTTTACTTGGTAAAGAAAACGGCTTAACTTTAGCTTTAACATTAGTTTTAACTTCTTGTTTAACGCTCTCTTGTTCAGTAGTCTTATTAGATTTACTTGCCATAGGTATTTAAATGATTTAAAAATAACTGAGAGAGCGTGTATTACCCTCTCAGTCGTTATATATTACCTCTTAGATATTATGCTAAGATTGTAGGTATTAATGAAATTGTTTTAGATGGGTCATATACTACAACGCCTTGTTGTACGTAACGAGTATATGTAGCACTATCTTCCATTGTAGTCATCATAGTATTCTTCTCTCCAGTAAATGGATTTCTGAATCCTTGAGAATAACCACGAAGTTCACCATCATTTTTAATCAACACTTTCTGAATGTTTGGAGTCTCTGGAGATCCAACATAAAGGATATCATAACGGTACGATTCAGCAACTCCTCCAGATGGATGAAGTACTTTATTACGAATCTTATCATCATACATTGCGTCAACTTCAACAATTAAGTGTAGTCCCATTGGCGATAACCATTCTGTAAACTGGAAACCAGCTTTGAACGAGTTAGTATTCATATTAGAAGAGGTCTTCTGATATGTTGCTGGATTAGCAGTTGTCAATGATGTCCATCCTGATGCCTCAGCTAATACTGCTTTATGGAATTGTGAAGCTCCACGCTCACCAGTACGTAAAATAAATGTTCTATCAGTCATTTCTAAACGACCTTCTGAAAGATCATATAAGATTGACTCTACAAGATCAATTGAAAATGCATTATAGAATTGAGTATTTGATACTTCCATTTGCTCACGGATACCAGCACCTTGCTTCAATACGAAACCAGATTTTCCAATATCATGATACTGTCCGTTAGAATCTCTATTAGTTCTTGAGAACATCATAGCTCTAGCCTTCTCACGAGACCATTCCATTTCAAATCTCCACTCAACTTCTTGCATCCAAGTATCAACTTGTTTTACATTTCCGTTTCCGTCTAAACCTGCAACTTTACCAGCTACACGAACACCTAACATGTTACCAGGAACTTTATGCTCCATACGTAATGTTGTGAACTCATTCTTCATCTCGATAGGAGAACTGAATGTGATATCACCACCCTTGATAGACATTGTATCTTCAACTGGACTAAAGTCTTTAGAGAAACGTTTTCCTGAAAGTAATTCAGAAGCAGGCATTCCAGTAGTAGCTGGACCCATTAATGTTACTCTATATACGTAATTAGGACCTTCCGCTAAAGGCTCATCCATAATACGTAATTGATAAACTTCGTTTTTCTCACCAACGATAACATTAACGTCAGAGAAATAACGCTCACCAAATACTAATTCGAATTCAGCTCCGTTTAGTCCAACAGATCCAGTTGTTACAACTGATCCAGCTGCTCTTGCTTCTACTAGAGGGATATTTCTCTCTGTAGATCCAACTAACTTCCAAGTGAACTCATCACCTGTATCTACCATCTTTGTAGGTAGAGTATTTAAATATGTATCAATGTTATTGATACCTGATGCGCTAAGCATCTTTATAACAACATTAGTCAACATTTGTTGATCTTGTGCAAACATTGCACCCAAATGATTCTTTGTTGTAAGACCTGCATGCGATTTAGCTGCGGTCATCTGAAAAGGGCTTAATAGTCCTGCCATAATTTATAAATTTTAAATCAATTCAACTATTAGACTCTGATATGAATCAGGATCCTTTTGAAAAGTTGGTTTACCATCGCTTCTAATATATGTCGAATTGCCTATTACCTCACTAAGCTTCTTAGTAGCTTTAGTGGTGGCCTTCTTCGAAAATACCTTTAGGTCTTTAAAACCGTTAGTTAGTTCAAAGAGATAATATAGATTATTCTCAAAAGTAATAGGATCATCCATTCTTGCCTTCATTAACTTGTTAACGGGTGTACCGTCTTCAAGATAATCAACTGGAACAGACATGGTTTTTACCACATTTTCTCTCATGTTATCGGTAACAGAGATCTCTCCTAGAAACTTATCCGTTGACTCTATAGTCTCTTTTAGTTTATTAAATTGTGCATCACGCTCTTTCTGCTCTTTAGCTTTATTCGCGTTAATGCTTTTTATATAATTATCATACTCTGCTTGTTCAGCAGCTTTTAAATTATTCAATGATTCAAGAGCCTCTTCATTATCTTCGCCTGCATCATATATAGCAGAATATGTCTTCTCAGCTCTTGCTTGAGATATACCTTTAGACAATAAATCATTAATTATAATATTCTTTCTAAGCTCTTCGTTTTCACTAATAGCCTCTTCTGTGATGTTATTAAAGTACGATTGAGTGCTTTCGTGCTTAAGTATATCTTCGGACGGAACCCCATCTCTAAATGCCTCAAGAACCCTCTTCTGATTATCATTTAAATCAGAATACTCATTAGCCTTAATCTCATCTTTAAACGCTTTAGATAAAGCATCAACATCCTTAATAGAGTCTGTACTTTCTAAATTCTTAAAAAAGCCATCATCCTTTAATGTTTCTGCTAATACTGAAAATAAATTATCTTCATTATCGTTAGTTTTTTCTTCAGGATTTATAGGATCGTCAGTTACAACAGTAGGCTCATCTGTAAACACAGGATCATCTACTGATTCTGGAGATTCTAAATCATTACTATTTTGCTCTAAGTTATTACTAGGCTGATCAATATTATTATCAGCGTTACTGTCAGCACTTTCATCTGCTGGCAATTCGAAGTCTTCAGGGATTACAAATCCATCCAGAACATCAGTTGTTTCAATTGGTGTATTTTCTTCTGCCATATATATTATTTAGTTGCACCAGTAGGTTTACTTCTACTAATGCTTTCATTAGCCTTATTTGATCTAATAGATTCATCAAGCTCTTTCTTCTTTATAGCAAGTTCTCCTTCTGTCTTGTCTATATCAGCTTTTAATTTACTATTATCATTACCAGACTTAATATTTAATTCCATTTGTTTTAATTGAGAATCTAATTGAAGTCTAAGTCTATCTAACTCTATTTTCTGAGCTTCTATCTGTAATTTAATATCTTCACGCTTATTCTCTATATCATTTTGCATCTGAGCAGCTTCCTGATTAGCTCTAAATTGCTCTTGTTGAGCTTTAGAATCTTCAGCCTGCTTATTTTGCATATCTGATTCAGTCTTCTCTATACGTCTCCTTATATCTGTTTGAGAATTGGTATTAAAGATATATAACATGTCTGAGAATTTCAACATTTGATTTTGCATAGCTGCTTGAGCCAATTGCTGTAATTGTTGTTTATACTCAGCATTCTCACCACTATCTGTAATTAGTACATCATAATCTGAATCGGCAAATTCATCACCATCTATTTCAAACATATGTATACTTCTATCATCTAATAATGTTTGAAGCTTTAACTTATTACCTCTTAACGCAGCCTTAGCTGTCTCCAGAAACGTTCTAAGTACTCTAATTTTAACGTCCGTGTGTTTTCCAAACCACCATTCAGTTATATGAGAAGATTGCGTTACAGAACGTTCTACGCCTCCAACAGTTTCTCGATTCGATATATTACCTTCTCGTTGTTTACTTATTCCGGCTATCTCACTCATCTCTTGCTTTATGTACTCAAGTAGATTAATATGATGCTGAATATATCCACCAGTTTCCATATCTAAAACCTTACCAGTAGTATTAAAACTACCAGCTAATTTCCCTTGAGACAATCCTTTTGATCCCTCTTTAAATGAGTCAACTATAGCTATTCCCATAGTCGATGCATAATGCATCCATTTACCAACATCCCAGTTAGCTGGAACCTTAGCTATATCTAATTCCATAACCTTACCAAGGTTCTTAGATATTGCCTTATTTAATCTATCCCATATAGCATCATAAAGGTATTGATATGATTTCATTCTTGACACTAACGAAACCGTCTTTCCTTGATTGGTATTATATAATTCCCCAACTATACCAGGATGACCTTCAGATGGATTTGATAATCTGTTATATTGAACCGGTCTAGGTCTCATATTAATATACACATCTTTACCTATCTTGGTTCCTTCCCACCATTCGTTTATCCAAAGTATCTCTTCTGACTCTCCTTCAAATTTATTGATCTCATACTCCTCTGTCATTATTTTATACTCAACAGATCCTTCATCGGTATAATACTTAACCTTTTTAACCTTACGTTGTGATCTCCAGAATACCCTTAATACTCTAACATTTCCATCTTCATCTGTATAATTAGAATTAAATTTATGTCCATTGATTTCAGCTATCTCCACAAGATCATCAACTGTATCAATCATATCATTAGACTTACCTGAGGCGCCAATTAATACAAATGAATCAGGGTGCTCATCTTCCCAACCTCTAGATCCATCACCATTATTTTGTCCAAAAGCTAATATATGATCTACATCTTTAGTCTTTAAGTCATTATGATATGTATCTATAATCTTACCGGGACTCCAATGATCGTCTATTATAATTATATCAGCATCTTCTATATGCGAGCTATTGGACGTTCTAACAACATGAACCTTCATTGGATTAAGTTTAAATAATCTTGGCTCATTAGATATAATGGCGCATTCATAAACTTCTTCACCGAGTATTAAAACGTCTTTGAATCCATCATTAAATATTCTATCAAAGTTCTGATCTTTATAATAATGCTTTAATAACCTATTAGCTCTAAGCTCTTTTAGGTCTTTCCATGAATAATTAGCATATGCTTCTAACTTTCCTAACTCCTCCTGAAGTTTAGCCTGCACTTGCTCATCATCACCTTGATACTTTTTAGATATTATTTCAACTAATCTATTATGTACCTCTTCCCTTAACGACTCCATCTTTTCAGATACAGCATCAGGATTAGTTACTATAGCAGACCAATCAAATACCCTTTTGGATTCTTCACCAACAAGAACGTCTACTTTTGGTACTATAATTGCATGATGTGATAATTTCTGATTAATGTCATTACCAACTATACCATAAGGATTTAAATATCTTGCCATATCTTCAGTGTCTAATACACCTTCATATAATGATTGATTAATTATCTTATCCTTTATAGATAGTCTTGTACTTGGGCTATGATACATACTGAATCCACTATCCAATGCATCAACAACTTGCTTTCTCCACTTCTTAGACTTCTTTTTATAAGATAATCTCTGTTGTGGTATAGATGTGTTACTTGCCATATTATATTTCTATTTTAGCGAATGTTCCCGCGTTATTATTTAAAAATTCATCACTCTCTAAAGGATCCTTTATTTCAGAATTAAACTTAGTGTTTTCTGTAAATTTCATAAGATCAGCCCTAGCTATCATTACCATTCCTAAAGATGACACTCTATCAAAGTTACCATCTTGATTCCACAATGCAGTCTCCTTTAATAATCCTAATGATCTTATAGCCCTTAATTTAATAGTATCTATTTCACCATCAGGCGTATGAGCTTTATGTGGATCTAACATCCAGTCAGCTATAAGTTTCCTTGCCCAGTTATTAACTGCTTTATTAGCAGGACTACCCTTTTGTTTATTACCATAACCAATAGATTTAACCATCTCTTGATCCCTAAGTATCTGTGGAGTATCCATTAAATAATGAAGCATATTCTTATTATCAAAGTATGCAAATAACCCCTTTAGGTTATTCTCATAATTTATTTGAGCATTATAATACAACGCAGCTTTTAATGTTAATTCGTAATTCTCATTAGCTGTACGTCTCCTTCCTGTAAACTCTGCAACTATTTCATCCTTCCATAGATCGAATACAAACATTGAATACAGTGATGTGCCGGTTTCGTTATCAACTGGATCCACTCCAATTATATATCTACCATACGGAGGTTTACCATCTTCTCCATTTTTAGGCATTTCGAATATCTCTATTGCTCCAGCCAAATTTGTTTCAGTAATAGGATATGTTCTTAATGGGCTTAATTCAGAATTCAGTCTCCAAGTAACCATCTTATTACCAGTATGGATTAAATCACCAACGTAATGCTGTGATATAAATCCCTCTTGATTAGGAATTATCTCAGTTAAATACTCTTTAATCTCTGCAATAGGGAATACCGAAGAATTAACTCTAAGAAATGCCTCTACTGGCGTAATTGGATCTTCAGCCTTAGATTGTGTTAATGCTGACGAATCAGATGTTCCATACTTAACAGTAAGTCTATTTATCTCAACCTCGACTAATGCTTTAATTATATCACTATTACCATCTTTATCATAACATGCCTTTCTATTAAGATATGCCGGTGAAAAGAATCCGCATTTTGTTCCAGATACATTAACATCAAATACATTATCTAATGAATAAATATTATACCCATCCGGACTATAAAATAACCTCTCTAATGATTCTAAATCTTCCTGATTATCTGAACCACCAGTACCAAATCCTAAACTAAATCCGAATACATATGATCCATCTTCAACAGATTTTCTGAATATATTCCATGCTTTATCTAAGTTCCTGAAAGACCCTGCCTCCTCCCATAGAGCAAGCTTACATCGCTTTCCACGAGCTTTATCTGGTTTGTTAATTATTACACCCATTATCTCAGACAGATAACCCTCATAAGCTCTTTTCTCCATATTATAATAAGCGGCTCGCTTATGCATAACTGTGTCTGGAGTAAAGTGTTTAGAGAATGGTGTATTTATATTTATAAAAGATATAGTATCCCATGCCTTATTAAGAATACCGTCTTTAGTTAAATATTCTTCCATTGCAGCAAATGCATAACTTACAGATTTTCTAACCATAAATAAATTACGATTAAGCATAGATCCAGCTTTAAAACTGTAACCTCTACCTCTCGCTTTAGCCACAATACCATGTTGAGCGTTCTCTTCAGCCTGCTCTACATAGTGAAAAAACATTATATCGCCATCCCATGCTTCTGGGTGTTGATATATTCTATCAGCTCTAACGCCTTTACCTTTCTTAACTTTCTTGGCACCCTTAACCTCTTTAGTTAACATAATTGGGTTGTAATTCCAATACCAATAATTGTAACCAGTTATCCACATTCCATCAGATTTCCTGACGTATCCTTCAATACATCTTCTCATCTCCTCATCCCAAAATTGTTTATATTCAGAATTAGGACTACCGTTAGGATATAGTTCAGTATATCTACCAGTCTCTATAAATGTTAATGCTGATTTTCTAAAGTAATCTATATCTTTAAATATAGGAGGATTAGTTATATCTATTATAGCCCTCCCCTTATCATCTCTATCTAAATCAGAAACATACTTACGCTCATCCGATACCATTCTTTGTATTAACGGTATAGACTCTATGCTTGATATAATATTGCCTAATGCCTCTTCCTTAAACCTATATTCAGATAACATCTCTTTAGCGCCATCTATTGATGTTTGATACTCATTAAGATTCATATAAACCCTTCTTATCCACCCCTCTAAGTTTTGAATTCTCAGCAATTTCTTTACGTATAGCATTATCTAAATCAGCCATACGCTCAACTAATGTAGGTGCCTTATCTATTGTAGATGTAACTTTAGATACGTCATTAATGTACTTCCCATTAACGTCTCGTTCAAATAAGTCTACATTATCCAAGTACTTGATAATTTTATTAATAGCCCTCTTAGCAGAGTCTTTTAATTCCATAGATAACGTTTGTTGTCTTTCGGTATAAAACTCAATAGCAGCATCCGTAATTTTATCTATCTTTAATTTAGATCCCTCTCTAACATATACATCTTTAAGTATTTTAGCCTTACGCTCCTTTAAATCTATTATATTAGAATAGTCAGATGCCCAGTCGCAAAAGAAATAGACATATCCTAACTCAGCAATGCCGAGTTGCTTATCCTTGCCTTTATACTTATTTAATACATCCTTTATAGGATTTAATAATAAAGCTTCTGGTGCAACTATAACATTATAATCTTTATATTTAAATAGTTCCATAGTTATATATTGCGAAAGCCAGGCGAGATTTCTCAGGCCTGGCGTTGCTAGTTTAAGTATGTTATTCTTTAACCTTCCATAATATGTTACTTGTTTTAATCTTCATAAAATGAGTTTTTTCATCATCTGAATACAATGGTATTTTAGGACCATATCTATCAGAGCCAACATCATTCTTAGCCTTCTCTATAAGTTCTTTAGGAAAAGACTCTGGATCAATTTCAACCATATCCCCCACTTCGATGTCTATAACATGTGGACCGATTGATAACACTTTCTGTATTGGTTCTATAGCGGAATTGTCATCAGGTAATATAACTCCAGATGGAGTTACTGTTTTTTTATTAGCAGTAACAATAATATCATTCATTATTGGAACTATGTTTTTTAGCGTTACTTGCATTTATTATATCTTTAAATGTTAATTTAAGCAATATTCTTCCAAATCTATATAGAAATATCTTCTCATATACAGGGTATCCTTTTTCATCTACTTGCCTTATTAGGTGCGGAATCTTATGCTCATAATGATTAACCAATGATCTAACTAACTTCTTATCATATCCAAGTTCAGCAGCTACCTCATCAGCTAATATTTTTTTACTTACGTCCATACGAAACTAGAACAGGAGTCTAAATATACACCTATGAAAGATTGTAAATTAAGACTCCTTAACCTAGTATTTATTTATAAAAATATACGTATAATTTTAAATTATCTCCATCTAATTCAGGTATAATATATTTATTAATAATTCCATTATTAAATATACCTTTCCTAGATAATGATGCTTCAGTATTACTAAGACTATGTTTTGATATCTCTAATCTGTTCATAATAGTTTCTCTAGTATCTTTACTAAACACTAATTTATTAAGTAGTGTATCATCAAGAACTTTAGATTGTAGCTCTAAGTACTGATCTATAAAATAACTCAATACTTTAATCTCCATTGGAGTTAACTTGTGAATAGGCTTAGTTACATTTAAATAACCTTCTATAAGATCAAGCCTGTCTGTTATTTTATAACCAACTTTTTTCAATTACTTATCCTCTTTATATACAGGTGTAATAATCTTATTCAATTTCTCAAATACAAATTTTAAAAATTGAGGATTAAGTATGGATAATCCTTGTTCAAATTCCTGAAGATCACTAGCTTCTATTCTTACATAGTCTAATTCCTTCTGCTTTTCTTTAGCCACTGTAGGCTCTTGCTTGTCAGCTTCTTTCATAGTATAAATATTAATTAATTCTTTCGTGTGTATATATTACCTTATTCTTCGAAATATTTTAGTATATCAGAAACTATACTTGCCCTATGATTCTCAATAAGATTGATATGACACATCCTATCTATATGCTCATTAGCTATAAATAAATTATGTAAACCACTAGTTCCTTTAACAGAACTTTGAGCTATATCGCCATTAATAAGCATTATAGACCCCAATCCCATTCTCGTTAACACTAACTTCATTTGCTTTGGAGTAAGATCCTCAGCCTCCTCTACAAGTATAACTGAATTAGTAAACGTCCTTCCTTTTAAGTATGCCAAGGCAACTAGCTCTATATCACCTTTTTCCATATACTCATTAAGCTTATTTAGCTTAGTTACATTATTTCCGTACACCTTTTTAAAATTATCATGTATAGCTGCTAATAATGGTGCAAATTTCTCATTAACATCACCTGGAATAAATCCTATAGACTCCTCAAGCACATGTGGCCTGATTATATAAATCTTTTCATAACCATTATTTAGGAACATATCCATTGCTATAGCTGCTGATAAAAGCGATTTTCCCGTTCCTGCCTTTCCTGTTATAATTGCAATATCGTGATTAAGTATCTCAGCTTTAGCTAATTTCTGTTCATCATTAAGCTTTATGTCCAGCCTTACTGGATTTTTTCTCTTCTTGAATTCGTCCAAATCCTATTACTTTTTCATTACCATTTAAATCTTCTAATAATTTTTTCATATCATCATAAGATGTAGCCACGATCTTATTTTCTCCAGCTACAGATATAACGCTTCTTTTTCCATATACGGTACCATCATTATTAGTATACTCCTCAAATGAATTAATATCGAATAGATCTAATGTAATCCTAAGCTTCTTATTCTCAGCAATCATTATCTCTTCTGAGTACTCCTCTCCAGTTTCAGGATCAATTCTTACCTCTTCCTTAACTAGGGTCTGTAATTGAATAAACTCATGCGGTCTATCCATTTACTTCAATAAATGTAGTTAACGTCATTGTCATATCTCCAAAATCTGATTTTATATCATAGTAAGCTACAACGTCTTTATTAGATGATAATTTAAGCTTTTTAGATTCATCAATAAACATATTTACAGCTGCATACAATTCATGTATGTCTGTGTAATCTTGCGAATAAACATTCTTCTTCATAGTGTATTATATTAATTTTACATTCTTAAGCGTCAACCTATTTCCTTTAACTATCATTATTAAGTCATTAGGATTACCTATTAATTGCTCAATATCAACTAACGTTATATAGGTTTTTCTTAAATTAAACTTTAATTCTTGTAACTTTAGTACCTCGTGAACCTTATAGGCTCTACCTTTTCTATGTACTACTTTAAGCTCACCGTCAATGAAAGTAAGCGTTAACTCTGTATATATTTTTAACTTCATAGGTCGACTAGATATATTACCAAGTAATATATATTCTTGAAAAAGTAACAATATGAGTAATTTAGGACTAATTGGGAAGAATTTTAAAGTACAAGAATTTGTAGACCCGTATACGTATAGCCAATTTGGAGACAAATCTATTTGGTTTATAGATACTGATCTATTAAAACTAGTACAATTATTAAGGGAGGAGTATGGCCCTATAATAATTAACAACTGGCATACTGGGGGAGAACGTAGATGGAGTGGATTAAGGACAACTAAATCTCCATATTATAAGCAATACTCACAACACTCTTTTGGAAGAGCTGCAGATATGTTATTTGAAGGCACTACAGTTAAATCTGTTAGCGACATGATACTCAACAGAGAATATGACTGGCACAGAATGGGCTTAGGTGGGATAGAGTTAAATAAATCTTGGCTACATATAGATACAAGGAATACAAATAAACTAATTAAATTTTACGGATAATGTATAAAAATATATTGATAGGAGCAGTAATAGCTATGATATTATTCTTATGGTTCTTTGGCGACAGAGGAACAATTAAAGAGACCGAGACCATTACAGAATATGATACTACATACATAGAAGTTAATCATACTGATACAATAGTGTTAACTAAAACAGTCAACCATTACGTAAAGCTTCCTAGCGACACTGTACATGATACAGCATTTGTATATAGAGATTATTATACAATGAAATTCCATAGCGATACAATAATAAATGATTCTTTATATAAGGTGGTTGTAAATGACTCAATATATAAAAACGATATAGTGCATCGAGACGTATGGTATAAGTTTAACCTACCAGAGATAACTAAAACCGTAACTAAACATCACTATCATGATGGCATATACGTTGTAGGGCACATAGGAAACTATGGCTATGGTGTAGGTGGAAGTTACGTATCTAACAGATGGCAGTATGGTCTACATTACGATATCAAGAATAAAAATGTATTTGGTTCTATTGGATATAGAATATATCAACGCTAGAATAATTTTAAAATAAATATATAAATAAAGCCTGGGCTCAATTAAGAACTCAGGCTTTTTACATGGAATTAAAGTATGAAAATCGTTTACTTACAGAACAGACCTCTCTGTTCATTTAAAACATTCAATCCTTCTTTATTTTATATCCGTGGGGTTTGGGGTGGAATGGATACTCCGAAGGAACCCCGACATACCTAGTAATGTATTTGTTTGAATATTTCATATGAATATATTACCTTCCCGATTAACATGCAACTTATTGATACTTAAGGGTAGTATGTTATACATAGTAGCCTAAAACGTCATTTATTTAGGTTTGCATTAAAATAAGCGTTAAAATGCCCCGCCCATATATACATATTCTACATTCAAGCCCCCCAATTATACAAACGTATATAAACACCCCCTACACCCTAACCTATTAAACATTTCAGTTCTATTAATATTTATTATATATTGACCTATAAGTTCTAATTATTATAATCGTAATATACTAATCTGTGGAAATTGTAAATTATTATGGTTGTAACATACTGGTCTGTGGGTTCTAATCACAACGTCACCCCCCACAGTTTTCCATTTGTGGGTTATATCCCCCACATAACTTAAATTATATATTATGGCTGCATTTACATTTAAAGCAAACGAGAAGTCTGTATCAGTATACAGCGAAGGATCAGAACCTATACCAGGTCTAAAGCTTAAAGGAACATTCTTAGGACTATTATTAGTTCAAGAACCATTCCAAGCAGTTGGTGTGCTTAACGCATATCAAGGTACACTCAACTTCACTGAGCAAAGCTCATTTGAGACTGAGGATGGTGCTAAGATAACTATACTAACTATAGAGGCTTCATAGCCTCTTTTTTAATACTTGTAATGTGATGGCATCAGACTGATGTCTACTACGTTATTGAGTGTAGCTTGCAAGGTTTAAGATTAAACATTTATAATTATACACATATGTGTTAATCAATTATATCTTTATTAAACTGATAGCTATAACGTTAAGCCTATTACTTGCAAGAACTTGCAATATATAGTAATGTCAATATTATGTAATTTCATTATATCACTGATTTACAGTGTTGTAAGATTATATGATAGAGGTATGTGCAATAACGTATGATTAGGCTTGCAATACGTTAGTATAGAGTGATGTAGAGGAGTTTAATGAGTGTTGTGGTGATTATTGTCGTTGTGATGAAGAAGCTTGTAACGTGTTGATGTAGAGGCTACTATCCCTCCACACCCAATTAACACCTTTTCAATAACTACCTAAATTCCATACATGAACATTTTAATGGCCCATATAATAACATTGTTTACAATTTAATATCAACGTACCATATCGTTATACCCGATACTACAACCATAGTATAACTAAACCACATT